GGAGCTCTAGGGCTACTTACAAAAGATGAGGCTAGAGAGATAATAGACTTACATCCTTTAGGAGGAGAAGAAGGAGCAAAAATAATACAAAGTTTAAATAATATAGATAGCTCAATAGCTAATAAATATCAAGGAGGCGAAGGAAATGGAGAAAGCAATTAAGGAAAGAAGAGTAACAGAATTAAGAGCATTAGAAAATGAAGATAAAATGGTTGTAGAAGGCTATGCCGTAGTATTTGAAAGTATAACTGATTTAGGATGGTCAAAGGAAGTAATAGATAGAAATGCTTTTAATGGATGCGATATGTCAGATGTGTGTATGAAATATAATCACGAAGATAATGTGCTAATAATGGCACGAACACGCAACAATTCATTGCAAATTTTAATTGATGATAAAGGTTTGAAAGTAAGAGCAGAGTTGATAGATACACAAAACAATAAAGACATATATAAAATGATACAAGCAGGATTGCTAGACAAGATGAGTTTTGCATTTACGGTGTCAAGTGAAGATATAGATTATGAAACAAATACAAGAAGAATAACAGGAATAGATAAATTGTACGATGTTTCAGTAGTAGATGTCCCAGCATATGACACTACAGAAATATTTGCGAGAAACAAAGAACAATTTGAAAAAGAAAAAGAACAATATGAAAATGATAAGCTAGAGTTAGAAAAAGAAAAATTAAAATTATTATTAAGTTTATAATCTCGAAGAAAGAGTGGTGGTAGAACTACTCTTTTTTTAGTGCGGTAGAGCCTAATAGAGTTTTATAGAAGCGGTGGTAGAACTGCTAAAAATTTTAAGGAGGAAAATTCAATGACATTAAAACAAATTGAAGAAAGAAAAACAGAGCTTCAAAACAAAATAGCTGAAGCTAAAACAAAAGAAGAATTAGAAGAATTAAGAAATGAAGTAGAGGCATTGAAAAATGAAGTGCCAGAGCAAGAAGATACTAAACCTGAAGAAATCAGTAAAGAAGAAGAAAGAAACTTACTAGCTGATACAAAAGATTTAGAAAAAAGAAACAAAGAAGTTTCAAATTTAACAAAAATAGGAGGAAATAAAGAAATGGAAAAAAAATTTACAACATCTAGCCCAGAATATAGAAGTGCTTGGGCAAAAACTTTAATGGGAGTCAAATTAGAAGAAACAGAAGAAAGAGCTATAGGAGATGCTATAGGTACAACTGCTACAACATTTGTTGAAGCAACTGCAAGTGCAAATGGAATAAATAATTTAGGGTTATTAATACCAGATTCAGTAAGATTAGATTTTATAAGAATCGCAGAACAATCTTCACCAATATACAGAGATATAAGAAAACTAAATATCAAAGGAAATGTTGATTTTCCATACCTATTTGCTGCAGATGATGCTGAATGGTATGCAGAAGCTACAACAACTAAAAATGAAGGTCAAGAATACAAAAACATAAGATTAACAGGACACGAATTAGCAAAAGCTATTGAAATTACTTGGAAAGCTGAAAGTATGACAGTAGAAGGATTTATCAGTTTCTTACTAGATGAATTAAATGAAAAAATAAATAAAGCATTAATAAAAGCAGTTATTTATGGTACAGGAACAGCTCAACCAACAGGTATTACAAATGGCTTAACTGCTATAAAAAATTCAAGTGTAATCGAGTTAATAAAAGAATGTTTAGGGAAATTAACAGAAGAAAACAGAGTAGGTGCAAAAGTTTATGTAGCATCAGATGTAGCAGATAATATATCTTTCTACAAAGATGAAAACGGAAACTATCCATACCTAGTTGCTGGATTAGGAAAAGCAGGTGGAGCAGCTATAGAAACAGATCCATTCTTAACTGCAGGAGATGTTGTTGTAGGTAATGCTCAAAACTACATATTAAACTTTAATGAAGGATTAAGAGTAGATAAAGAAATCAAAGTACAACCAAGAAGAGTTGTATATGGTGGATATTTAGTTGCTGATGGTAATAAAAAACCAGGAGCATTTGTTTTTGGTCAACTTATTGCAGAAGCAGGTGTGTAATTAAACGGAAGGAGAATTGTATGAAAGATTTGATGAAACTAACTAAACAAAGCTTAAGCATTATAGATACAGCAACATTAAAAGATGATGAAATACAAATGTGGATAGATGCAGGTAAAGAAGATTTGAAAAGACAAGGGATAAATTCAGAATTGAATAATCCACTTATAGAATCTGCAATTGTAATGTTTGTAAAATCTAATTTTGGAAATGTTGATATAAAAGAAAAAGAATTGTCACAAAGAACATACAATCTCCTATGCAAAAGTTTAGGGTTAAGTTCAGATTACAAGGTGGTGGATAAAGATGCGTGATGTTTCTTGCAAATTAATATCCATCACTATTGAGCAAGACAATATTGGAAATGAAATAGAAAGTACAACTGAAAAAAATGTACCAATAATAAAAGTTGAAGATATATATGCCAATGAGTATTATGAAGCAAATCAGCAAGGATACAAACCGAGTTTGAGATTAAGAATAAGTGCTTTGAATTATGAAGATGAAGAAGAACTTATCTATCTAGGCAAGGCTTACTCAATAATAAGAACGCAGGAAATAACTGCAGATGAAATTGTCTTGATTTGTGAAAGGAAGATACGAAATGTCAAAGACAGTAGAAGTTAGTTTAGTTGATAAAGAAATAATGAAATACCTTCAAGAATACAAAGAAGATGTTTCAGAGGTTGTGGAGATAGTTTCAAACAGAGTAGGAAAAAAAGCAACAGAAGAGTTAAAAATAAAATCTCCAACAGGATATAGGAAAAGTTATGCAAAAGGATGGAGATTAAAAAAAGACAAAATAGGAAAAAACAAATACATTGTTAAAATTCACAATAAAACAGATTATCAATTAACACATTTACTAGAGTTTGGACACGCTACAAGAAATGGAGGAAGAACAGAAGCTATTCCTCATATAAGACCAGTTGAAGAAAAGTACAAAAAGATATTTGAACAGGAATTAAAAAGGGATATAGGAGGTATTAGATGACACTAGAAGAATTAAAAGAAAGATGCAAAAAGGCAGGTTTAAAATATGCTTATGGGAAATTTAAAAAAGCTACAGAGCCTCCCCATTTAGTGGCAATATCTAACCAAACTAATAATTTTATGGCAGATAATAAGGTTTATTTAAAAGATATACCAATTCAACTTGATTATACATACATAAAGAAAGATGAAGAGATAGAAAACAAAATAGAAGATGAAATTTTAAGCGATATAGCTTGGAATAAAACGCAAGAAACTTACTTATCAGATGAACAAGTCTGGCAAGTAAGTTATTTTTTTGAAATTTAAGGAGGAAAGAAAATGGAAAACAAAGTAGTTTTTGGTTTAAGCAATGTTCATATTGCTAAACTTACTGAAGTAGATGGAAGCATAACATATGGCGTTCCATTTGCAGTGCCAGGAGCTGTAAAATTAAGTATGGATAAAGAAGGAGCTACAACTATTTTTAATGCAGACAATGTTCCATATTATAAAAGAGCTTCTAATAATGGATATTCTGGAAATCTAGAAATAGCAGATGTAGTAGAACAATTCTTAACTGAAATATTAGGACAAAATAAAGATTCTAATGGAGCATTATTTGAAAATGCTGATGATATAGTTTCAAGATTCGCATTAATGTGTGAAATTGATGGAGATAAAAGAAAAAGAAGAATAGTGTTCTATGATTGCCTAGCTGAAAGACCATCATTAGAATATTCAACAACTGAAGAAGAAATTGAAGTAAAAACTGCAACAATGGACTTAACAATGAGCCCTCGTACAACAGATAAGGAAGTAAAAGCAGTATTGGAATTAAGTGAAGATAATGCAGAAATATTCAACACATTCTTTACTGAAGTATATGAGAAAAATGCAACAACAGGAGTTTAGGAGGTAATCTATGAAAACAATAATAATTTGTGGCAAAGAGTATAAAATCGAATGCAATGCACTTACCTATGTTAAATATAAATCAATATTTAAGACAGGAATATTAAAGGATATGCAATTTATTCAAAACTATTTAATAAGACAAGCAGTAGTAGCAAAACAATTAGAAGATAAGGAAATGAGTGAAGCTGAAAAGTTAAATCAAATATCAGAATATATGATTAACGATACAGATGAGTTTGTTACTAAAATAACACAAATTGCGTGGATTTTAATATACACAGAGAATAATAAAATAGAAAGCTATGAGCAATGGTTAACTAATATAACAAAATTCAATGTTGGAGATGACTGGATTGCAGAGGTAACGGAATTTGCCGTAAATTGCTTTTGTTGATGAAGAGTTATCCAAAGAACTAAATAAAATAAAGAGTAATAATAAAACAAAAGAAATTTTTCCAGAACACGATTTTGTAGGATCGTGTTTAAGAGTAGGTTTATCAATTTGCGATTTAAAAGAATTAACATACATAGATGTAATGAAAATACTTATTACATTTATACAAGATGATAAACCAGAAGGAAATAAAGCTACACAAAGTGATATAGACAAATTATTAGGATAAGAGAGGGAAACCTCTCTTATTTTAATGGAGGGATAATATGGCAGGAAGTATTAAAGGAATAATTGTAGAAATAGGTGGAGATACATCTGGATTACAACAGGCATTAAGCAAAGTTAATTCTGCAACATCTAGTTTGAGCAGAGAGCTAAAACGGGGTTAACTCTTTGCTGAAATTAGATCCTAAAAATACGGAACTATTAAAACAAAAGCAAGATATATTAAATACTTCAATAGCAACAACTGAAGAAAAGCTAAAACAACTTCAGCAGATAAAAGAAGAAGCAGATAGAAAAATGGCTGAAGGAACAGAAATAAATGAAGAAAATTATCGTGCTTTGCAAAGAGAAATAGCTAATACACAAACTAAATTAAACGCATTAAAAACTGAAAATTCTGGATGGAAAAAAGCAGGAACATATTTAACAAATTTAAGTGAAGAATTAGATGGAATTTCTACAAAGTTAGATAATATAGGAAACAAAATGACCATAGGGGTAACAGTTCCAATTGTTGCAGGTTTCACAAAAATGACACAATCAGCTATAGAAACTGAAACTGCAATGCAACAGGTCGAAAGAATCTATGGACAGGCCGCAGAAAGTATTAAAGAATTTGCAGAGAATAAAGCAATTGACTACAATATGTCTGCAAGTGAAGCATATAAATATTCTCAAATTTACGGAAATTTAATACAATCAATAACAAATGACCAAACAGAGAATGCAAATAAAACTCAAGAATTATTACAAGCATCTGCCGTAATAGCTTCAGCAACAGGAAGAAGTATGGAAGATGTAATGGATAGAATTAGGTCTGGTTTACTTGGAAATACAGAAGCAATTGAAGATTTAGGTGTAAATGTTAATGTTGCATTATTAGAAACAACTGATGCATTTAAACAAATAGCAGGAAATAAAAGTTGGGATAAACTAACATTCCAGGAACAGCAACAAATAAGATTATTAGGTATATTAGAACAAACAAGCAAAAAATATGGAAAGACAGTAAACAAGAATACAGCATCTAGTATTCAACAACTAACTGCTAAAACTAAAAATTTAACAAGTAATTTAGGAAAAAAACTTTTGCCTATTGCAAATAATTTATTAGAGAAAGCAAACAACCTAATAGATAAATTTAGTGATTTGTCAGATGAAGAGCAAGAAAATATAGTAAAAATTGGACTGATGGTTGCAGCAGCTGGACCATTAATAAAAATTGCTAGTAGTGCGATTACTATGACAAGTAAAGTAACAAAAGGAATAGGAAACATAACAGAAGCAATAGGAGTAGCATCTGGAAAGATGACATCTAGTGAAACATCCGTTAATAATTTAGCAAAAG